GACCTCTAACGAGATCTTAATGGGCTTTAGAGGAAATAACTTCCTTGAGACTGGTGCGGTTTATGCTCCGTATGTACCGCTTATCATGACACCATTGGTGTATGACCCGGCAAACTTTACGCCGCGCCGCGGGGTAATGACAAGATACGCGAAGAAGATGGTAAGGCCCGAATTCTACGGACGTATCTTTGTTAAAGATCTAAACCGTATCTAATTTTAGATACTCTTTAAGGGAGGTGACTTAAATAAAAGGGGAGTTAGGAAACTAACTTCCCTTTTTTTATTTGTTTTCCATAAAACTTATACTTATATTAAAGTGGAGTTTTATGGAATTAAATGTAATTTACAAGATATCATCGCCAATTGGAAAAGTGTATATTGGCAGAACTAAAAATTTTAATGCTAGAATGGCGGAGCATAAATATAATGCTTTAGTTAAAAAATCAATGTATCCAATACATAAAGCAATTAGAAAATATGGTTGGGATAATATGAAAAAAGAAATATTATGTGAGGTTGAAGAATCCAAATGCCAAAAATTAGAAGAAGAATTTATATTAGCATATGATTCAGTTAAGCGTGGGTATAATGGCACTTATGTTGGAGCTGGTGGTGATTTATGGATTGGTCGAAGGGATGATGATTCATATAAGAATTGGATTGAACGAATGAAAATAGTTAATTCCTCCAATAGAATGCACGGAAAATCGCATTCAAGTGAAGCCAGACAAAAACAAAAGGAAAAAGCAAAAGGTAGATTTTCATTACAATGGTATATAGATGGGAATGGTATAGATGAGGGAACTAGATTATACAAAGAACGATGTGAACATCTAAAAAATAGAAAGCTACACAAAGATGAAAGTGGTAGATTTGCAAAGTCAAATGATCAGTAACAAATGGTAATTATTCATTTTTAATATATTTATAAGTGTCACACAACACATATAGGAAATTGATATGAAACTAACAAAATCAGTACTTAAAGAAATCATTAAAGAAGAAATCATTAAAGAATTACAAGCAGTGAGTGGTGGTAAAGTTCACCCATTCGTAACTGGTAAAAACATAACCCTCAAAGGTAAAAAGTACCCAGAAGTTGACTTTGAGTTAGTAAGTATTGACAACAAAACTAAAATTGTCACATTTCGGGTATTAGCACCGAAGAATTTATTTGGTGAATTGGTAAGAATGGATTTTAGATCTTTAAGAAGAGGCCCGTTTTTCAAAACAGATACATCTAAAATTTAAATACAAATAAATTAAAAAACCTTTACATACACGTAGAGGTTTTTTTGTTTTATATATACTTATATATAACCAATTTAATTATGTTCTCGGTTAAGTAGCCGTTAAACATCCGCAAAAGATGTGAAAGAATATGATTGAATAAACTTAACGTTTAACAAAGGAATACAATTATGCAACATCATAAACTTGCAGAGGAATTGCCATCTGCACATATCACAATAAACAAAAATAAAGTTAAAGTATATCAAGATAATACTATTTATTTTGAAAACGGACAAAACTTTGAGATTAACTTAAATAACCCAACTACATACGATGTTTTAGCTAAAATATGGATAAATGGTTATCTCTGGTTTAAAAGTGGAATTATACTCAACCCAAAATCTAATGTGTATTTAGATAGATATATAGATAAGAATAAATTTAAATTTGAAACTGAAGATGTGACATCAAACGAAGAACCAAATGGTCAAATTAAAATATTATTTTATAAAGAATCTACACTAAAATTATCAAATATAAATGCAGTCACTTTATCAAGTATGAGTAACACAGCTTCATCTGGAGCCACAACAATATCATATACAGATAAATCAACTCCAAGTATCCAAACTGATATTGATTTTAGTAAATCATTTGCATCAATACAAGAGTATTTTGATGATTTGCCGATGTATGGTGTAACTTATCATCTTTTATCAAGTCCAACAAAATCGGACGATCCAATGGATATAAATGAAATTAGACATTATTGCACCGAATGTGGATACAGGATACGTAAGAGTAGTTGGAAGTTCTGCCCAAAGTGTGGTAATAAACTATAAATAATTTGACTTTTAGCTATTAAACACTTATATTATATCATTAACCCAAAACATAGTAAATAATCTATATGAGTAAAATTTATAAAAAAAACCAACAACTTGCAAAAGAACTACAAAAGCGTAAATCTTCCAAGCGAGGTAGCGTGGAAGCTCCTGTTGTTGAAATTAAAACACAGACCGAGCCAAAAAAAAGAGGTAGAAAGCGAAAAGCAGAAGCTGCAAGACCTAAAAAGAAAAAGTTATATGGCATAATCGAAAAGATGAACGATAGTGGCAAATTTTCATTTGATTACTTGATCGGTAGAAGTGTTAAGATTTTAAATGAATATGACGATAGATATGAAGCTGTGATTAGACATCCAGGGTATGAGGGTGTTATTTTTTCTTTTTTAAAGGATGAAATTTCCATTATAGAGAATAAACAAGCTAAAAAGATGAAAGAATTTTTTGAGTAATTGTATATTATTGACGATAGTATTAATTTAATACTTTTAATATAATATACAAATAAAAAAAGTTGCAAAAACGCTCGTTTTTTGATTAAAAGTGTGTATAATAATTTATATATGCTATATTTATATCAATAAATGAGCGTTTTTAGTAAAAAAAATAATAAAGGAGTTTTATGGAATTAAGTAATGAGATTTTATCTGACATTACGGTGTATATGAAATATGCAAAGTATGTACCAGATTTAAAAAGAAGAGAGACGTGGAAAGAGATTGTGGACAGAAATAAAAATATGCATCTTAAAAAATATCCACATCTAAACGAAGAAATTGAGAATGTATATAAATTAGTGTATGACAAAAAGGTTTTACCATCAATGCGATCTATGCAATTTGCAGGTAAACCGATTGAAATGTCACCAAACAGAATTTACAACTGTGCATATACACCAGTTGATGACTGGCGTGTATTTTCAGAGGTTATGTTTTTGTTGTTAGGTGGGTCGGGTGTTGGATTTTCAGTTCAAACGCATCACGTAGAGCAATTACCTGAAATTAGAAAACCGAAGCCAGATAGAGGGCGTAGATGGTTAGTTGCAGATTCAATTGAAGGTTGGGCTGATGCTGTTAAAGTTTTAGTTAAATCATATTTTTACGGTGGTAGCAGAATTTTATTTGATTTTTCAGACATTAGACCAAAAGGTGCGAGATTGGTTACATCGGGTGGTAAAGCACCAGGTCCTCAACCTTTGAAAGAATGTTTGATTAAATTAGAAGGAATTTTAGACTCCAAAAAAGATGGTGAAAAACTAAAACCAATTGAAGTTCACGATATTATTTGTCACATTGCGGATGCAGTTTTGGCAGGTGGTATTCGTAGAGCTGCGCTTATTTCCTTATTTTCTGCTGATGACAATGATATGATTGCGTGTAAATCGGGTAATTGGTGGGAGCTTAACCCACAAAGAGGTAGAGCAAATAATTCTGCTGTGTTAATTAGACATAAGTTAGAAAAAGAATTCTTTATGGATTTGTGGAAAAAGGTGGAAGCAAGTGGTGCAGGTGAACCAGGCTTTTATTTATCAAATGATAAAGAGTGGGGTACGAACCCGTGTGTTGAAATTGGACTCCGTGCAAATCAATTCTGTAATTTATGTGAAGTTAATGTTTCTAACATAGAGTCACAAGAAGATTTCAATGAAAGAGTTAAAGCCGCATCGTTTATTGGAACGTTACAAGCTGGTTATACTGACTTTCATTATTTGAGACCAGTATGGCAAAGAACCACTGAAAAAGATGCACTTATTGGTGTTGGGATGACAGGTATTGGTTCTGGTGTTGTTTTAAAAATGGATATGAAACAAGCAGCACGACTTGTGAAAGAAGAAAATGAGAGAGTTGCAAAACTTATTGGTATAAATAAGGCAGCACGAACAACGTGTGTAAAACCAAGTGGCACAAGCTCACTTGTATTAGGCACGTCATCTGGTATTCACGCGTGGCACAACGATTATTACATTAGAAGAATTCGTGTTGGTAAAAACGAATCAATTTACAACTATTTAATTCAAAATCATCCTGAATTGGTAGAAGATGAATACTTTAGACCACACGATACCGCGGTGATTGGAGTTCCACAAAAGGCACCGGATAATTCAATTCTACGTACAGAATCACCAATTCAGTTATTAGAGCGAGTTAAGAGAGTTTCTGGTGATTGGATTAAGACGGGGCATCGTTCTGGTTCAAATAGTCACAACGTATCTGCAACTATCTCGGTTCGTGACCACGAATGGGATGCTGTAGGTGAATGGATGTGGGAAAATAGAGACAATTACACAGGTCTATCCGTGTTACCTTATATGGGAGGAAGTTACACCCAAGCTCCCTTTGAGGACATTACAAAGGAAAAGTATGATCAATTGATGGAAACACTTTCTAACATTGATTTGTCACAAATTTATGAAGAAGATGATGATACATCATTGGCTGAAGAATTGGCCTGCTCAGGTCCAGACGGATGTGTAGTGATTTAATTACTTGTGTTATTGTATAAAAACTTCACAACCTTATACTTATAGTAATATAGGTATAATAATATGGAGTATATTTACAAAATTACAAATAATATAAATAAGAAAGTGTATATAGGAAAATCCAAAGACGTTTCTCGTAGATGGAAAGAACACCTATCGCTTGTTGGTAAAAAAAGACATCCGTTTTATGATGCTATTTTACATTATGGAGTTGACAATTTTAGTATTGAAATAGTAGATGAAGCGGATAGTCTTTTTATTAATGAATTAGAAAAAAAATGGATTTGGGAATGTGATTCTATAACAAATGGATATAATATGACTGAAGGTGGTACGGGTGGTGATACATTTTCCAATAAACCAGATGAACTCAAAGAAATTACACGAGAAAAATTGAAGAAACGGCTTATTGAAAATAATCCAATGCATAATCCAATTGTATTAGAAAATTACAGAAAACTAATCAAGACTAAAGAATATAGAGAAAAATACAAGAAGGGTGTTGAGTTGAGAGACAATCCAGAATATAGAAAAAAAATTAGTGAAGGTGTAAAACTTGCATTACAATCACCGGAAAAAAGAAAAAAATGGAGTGAATGTAAGTTAGGGAGTAAAAATGTAAGATGGCTTGGTTATATTATAGTATGTGATTTAAGTGGAAATGAAACTATATATAATACATCATCGGAAGCTGCTAGTAAATTATCAATGGCATCTACAACTATTAGAAGACATTGTATAAATGAGACGACTCCACTTAGGGGACCATATAAAGGATGGTCGTTTAGATTTAGCAAATAATATGAAACTTGAAGAAGGTGTAGATTATTATTGGAAAGATGGTAGAATGGTATTTACTGAAATATACCATCTACGTCGTGGAAAATGTTGTGGAAATGGGTGTGTGCATTGTGCATATCACCCACCACACATTAAAGGTAATACCGAAAAAAAAGATGAAAAAAATAATTAAAAGGTATTGACTTTTATGTATTCATTACGTATATTACATACGTAATAAAAAAACATAAATAAAAATAAGGAATACTAGTTATGGCAACTCGTTCCGTGATCAAAGTAGAAGGATTCACAACTGCTCAACTTTATAAGCATTGGGATGGTTACCCAAAGGCAACACTCCCTTGGTTAGAGAAATTCAATTCTGAATTTACACAAAATCGTGGCGTTGATGCCACTTATAAGTTTGCTCAATTGTTACGATCATCTGCGTTTATGGCTGATGAATTTGGACTTGATAAATCAACAGATACCGGATGGGGTGTTTATCCATTTGGATCTAATCTTAGTCAAGACTATGAATATATCCTTATGGATGATGGTTCTGTGAATGTAGTTGAAATAAATTAGTTATTCATTTAAAAATTAATGGTTACACTATGGGGCGATAAGCCCCATTTTTTTATAATAAAATATTTTAATAAAAGGAATAATAATGATAGAAGTAAAAAAGTTTAGCGCATCATATTGTGCTCCGTGCAAAATCCTAAATCCAATGTTTGACAGGATGAAATATAAAGTTGATAATAACGTAAAATTTACGTATATTGATATTGAACAAGATGAAGACTCTGCACAGATGTATGGGGTAAGATCCGTTCCTACCGTAGTCATTGAAAAAGATGGTATAGAAATGGAACGCTTTGTTGGACTACAACAAGAAATTCAATACTTAAACGCTATAAACAAATTAAAATGAAAGAATATACTGAAATAGAATTGTCTGAAAATTACGAAAAGTTCATTAAACTTATCAATCAAGTTTTCAAGGCAAATCCCGAAAGGTTAGAGCGGTTATTGCATATGTATTCCGAAGATGAATTGGGGATGAATTTAATGATGTCCCCTGCATCAAGTAACGTTAATTATCATAATGCGTATATTGGTGGTTATTTGGATCACGTAATGAGTGTTATTAAAAACTCTTTGCGAATGATGAAAATGTATCAAGAAGCTGGTGGGGTTATAAACTTTACACAAGAAGAATTAATATTTGCAGCTGCACATCACGACTTAGGTAAATTGGGATTTGCTGGTAAAATGCACTATGTCCCAAATCCAAGTGAATGGCACGTAAAAAACAAAGGTGAAGTTTATATTTCTAACCCAGACTCATCATATATGTCACATAGCGATCGTACTTTCTTTTTATTAAATAGATATCAAATACAATATACAGAAAATGAGTATTTTGGTATTAAATTAGCCGATGGTATCTATGATGATGACAATATCAAGTACTATAAAACATTTGATGTTAATAAATATTTAAGATCAAATATCCAATATATTATTCATTGGGCTGATCATATGAGTATGACAATTGAGCGTGATGAATACTTTAAAAAGTAGAGTGGAAACTTCTAATGAATTATTATGGAAATAAATAAAATATATCAAGGTAATTCACTTGAAGTTATTAAATCGTTTCCTGATGAGAGCATAAATACTGTAATCACGTCACCTCCATATTATGGGTTGCGTGATTACGGTGTTGCTGATCAACTTGGATTAGAAACTTATGTAGAAGACTATGTCCAAAATTTGGTAAACCTTTTCAAGGAAGTCAAGCGAGTTCTCAAAAAAGATGGCACGGTGTGGTTAAACCTAGGTGACACCTATTGGGGTGGTGGTTCAGGTGAGGTGCAAAAAGGTCACACATCAACCCATATGTCCGAAAACATAAAAATAAATTATCACTTATACAAACCAAAAGATCTTATTGGAGTCCCTTGGCAAGTTGCGTTTGCTTTACAAGCAGACGGGTGGCATTTAAGGCAAGACATTATTTGGCACAAACCAAACCCAATGCCAGAAAGTGTGACAGATCGTTGTACACGAAGTCACGAATATATTTTTTTATTATCAAAATCTAGAGTATATTATTTTGATCACGAAAGCATTAAGGAACCTGCAAAACCAGATAAATCTATTAGGGATAGGGATACTACCAAATTAAATAATACACCTGGTAGAACTAAAATGAAAGGTTTAAAGTCAAATCATTATGAAATGAAGAATAAACGATCGGTGTGGTCAGTTTCATTAAAACCATTTAAAGATGCACATTTTGCTACATATCCACCCGAACTTATAGAACCTTGTATCCTTGCGGGTTGCCCAGAGGGTGGTGTAGTATTAGATCCGTTTATGGGAGCAGGAACAACCGCGGTTGTCGCAATAGAAAATAAACGAAATTATGTTGGAATTGAATTAAACCCAGAATATATTAAAATTGCAGAAGACAGACTTAAACCAATACAAGCGAAACAAGAAACGCTGAAGCACAGCGAATCTGTTGTAAGTAAATTTTTTAATTAAGTGGTGATTAAAATGCCAATTAGAGTAGGTGAGTCACACCCAAGTGCGAAATTAACAAATAAACAAGTTATTTCTATACGAGATTTGTGGAGAATTGGGCATCGTAATATAAAAGTAATGGCAAAAAACTTTGGTGTTTCACAATCTAATATAAAGAAGATTGTAGAAAATAAAACTTGGAAGCATATAGATAAATAAAAATGTATCAAAATATATATTACGACAGAAAAACAAATAAAGTTCATATTTGGGACGATAAGAAAGGTTACTATACTTTTGATTACAAAAAATATGCGTACGTAGAAGATCCAACGGGTGAATATACATCTATTTATGGTCACAAATTGACAAAAACTTATAATGTTGATGGTGATAAAGACGATTACTTTGAAATAGATGTTCCAGATACAACCCGAATTTTAGTTGATTTATATTATAATGATGATACCCCGTCAGTTGGTCACAAAATATTGACGTTTGACATTGAGGTCGAAATGGATAGTGGCCGACCTGAACCAGAAAAAGCTGAAAATGAAATTACATCAATTGCTTTGCACGACTCAATCACTGACGATCGTTGGGTTTTGATTTTGGACAAGCAACGATTGATTAAGGATAGTGTAGATAATAATGTAACTATCAGTTCATTTAAAACCGAACGTGAATTATTATTAAACTTTTTAAATATCTATATGTCAATTTCACCCACAATATTGACAGGTTGGAATATTGATAACTTTGACGTTCCGTATCTTTATAATAGATTGAAACGATTATTTGGGGAGCGAACCGCAAATAAATTATCACCCATTGGGATTGTAAATTATCATAAATACAGGGAGCGATATTACATTGCCGGTGTATCAGCAATGGATTACTTATTTTTGTATAGAAAATTTACTATGTCCGAGCTTGAAAATTACAAGTTGGACACGATTGGTAAAAAAGAAGTCAATATGGGTAAAATAACCTATGAAGGCTCGTTGGACAAATTATTTAATACGAATTTGGAAAAGTTTATTGAGTATAACTTACGAGATATTGATATTGTTATTGCGATTGATAAAAAATTACAATACATTGATCTGGCGCGCAGTATCTGTCACGCAGGGTGTGTTCCATATGATGAGATTTCATATTCTTCTATTTATTTGGAAGGTGCTATTTTAGCTGACTTAAAAAGAGATAAAATGGTTACCGCCAATAAACCAAAACGAACGGTTAAGTTTGGTGAAGATGAGGGTAGTTTTATTGGTGCATTTGTTAAGGATCCAATTGTTGGAATTTATAAATGGATTTATGACTTGGATTTAACCTCACTATATCCATCTATTATTATGAGTTTGAACATATCTCCAGAAACTAAGGTAGCTAAAATTAATAATTGGGATATGGAACTATATGCAAAAGGTGGATTGGAATTATTAGAATTTAATAATGGTAAAAGTATGTCTTTGGAAAACTTTAATAAGTTTATCAAAGAAGCTAATTTATCTATTGCATCTAATGGTGTTTTATATCGTATGGATAAAGAAGGTATTATTCCTAAAATCTTAAAGAAGTGGTTTGACAAGCGAGTTGAATACCGAAAATTAGAATCGAATTATGGTAAAAAAGGTGATATGGAAAAGTATGCGTTTTATAATAAACGCCAAACCACACAAAAGATTTTGCTTAACTCACTCTACGGGGTGCTTGGATTACAATCATTTAGGTTTTTTGACATTGATAATGCTGAAGCTGTTACAACAACTGGTAGAGATATCATTTTAAATACGTCTAAAATGATAAACATAAAGTATAATAAAGAACTCAATACACAAAATGTAGATCATAACATATATATTGACACCGATTCAGTATTTTTTAGCGCAGTTCCGCTATTGGACACCCGACATCCAAATTGGAAAGAATTAGACGATAATTCAATTTCATCTTTGGTTGCTACTATAGCAGGTGAAATGCAAGATTATGTGAATAGTTTTTATGATATATTTTGTAGACGTATTTTTAATATTGATACACATAGATTTGAAATCAAAAAGGAATTTATATCAAAGTCTGGTATTTGGTTAGCCAAAAAAAGATATGCACAATGGATTATATCCAACAATGGTGTCCCAATGGATAAATTAGATGTTAAAGGGTTGGATGTTGTTAGATCATCATTTCCACCAGCTTTCCGTAAATTTATGGCTGAAATATTGATGGATATGCTTACCGATAAATCCGTTGAATTTATTGCTGATAAAATATCCAACTTTAAAACAAAATTACCTGAAATTGGGTTACAAAATATAGCTAAAAATACATCCGTTAAGGAGCTGTCAAAATTTAAAGTAGATAATGGCTCTATGTTCAAATTCCCGTCAGCTTGTCCTGCACACGTAAAAGCTACTATTGCATATAACCAACTATTGAGACACTTTAAATGTGGGTTTCAATATGAACCATTTAAGGATGGGTCTAAGGTTAAATGGGTATATTTAAAAAACAATCCCTATGGGTTAGATGCGCTTGCATTTAATGGTGACGGTGAAGATCCAGAACCAATTGTTGAAATATTAAATCAATATACAGATTATGATAAGATTTTTAATAGAGAATTATTATCAAAATTTCAAGATATATTTGATTTAATGAAATGGGGATTGGTAATAAACAATAAAAGAAATGCGGAAAAATTCTTTGATTTTTAATTTATTTTTTCGTATAATATAACATTATAATTTAGGAGTAAAAATGACAAAAAGTAAGTTTGATGGTTTTATAAATAGATATTCATTGGGTGGTGAAATTGAGTCTGTTTTAATACAGTCCAATGGATCATCATTAAATGTGGGTATTATTTCTGATGATAAAACCTTATTAGGTAATGTATCAGTTAATGATATTGAATTCCCAGAGGGAAACTTTGGTATCTATACTACATCACTATTAAAACAATTTTTAAGTGTAATGGACGACAACATTAAAGTTGGCACATCGGTTGGTTCATTGCAATTTACTGATGAAAAGAGCAAAGTGAATTATATGCTAGCGGCAGAGTCTGTAATTCCATCCGTACCACAGATAAAAAAGATGCCAGATTTTAATGTAGAAATTAGTTTAACTACTGATTTTATTAATAAATTTATTAAATCAAAAAATGCGATGGGTAATGATTCTGACTCATTTACATTTGTAAGTAGAGGTGGCAATAGTGAAATTATACTTGGATATTCAACTCAAAATACAAATAGAATATCAATCAAAGTGGATGCGGTAACCGATGGTGATGTTGATCATATTTCATTTTCAGCTAAATATTTAAAGCAAATATTAACCGTAAATAAAGATACCACTAGCGCCATTATGAAAATTTCATCCGAAGGCTTGGCACATTTGTATTTTACAAATAATGAGTACACATCTGAATACTTTTTAGTGGAGTTAAAATAATGAATAATATTTTATCTGTAAATGTAAAACGAACAAATAAGAATGCGGTAATTCCAAAATATGCAACTATTGGTGATGCTGGTATGGATTTGGTTGCTGTAAGCAAGCATACTGATAAGATAAACAATTTGGTTATTTATGATACTGGATTGGCATTTGAGATTCCAACTGGTTATGTTGGTCTTGTGTTTCCAAGATCTTCTATACGAAAGTATAGTCTACAACTAACTAATTCAGTTGGTGTTATTGATAGCGGATATAGAGGAACGATTCAATTTACATTTAGAATTGTTGATGGTCTCACAGAACCAAAACTATACGACATTGGTGATCGCATTGGGCAAATTATGATTGTCCCGTATCCAATTGTTAATTGTATTGAAGTGGATGAATTAAGTGACACCGATAGAGGTGATGGTGGGTTTGGCTCAACCGGTAATTAGGTTTTTATTATGAATGACGAACTAAAAAAACTATTAAATCAATATTTGTTGAAACTTTCCGAAAATAATATAAATCTTCAGTCTGAATTTGCACGTGATATGATGGTAAATGATATTTTAGATATTATAACACCATTCTTAAAAAAAGAAGAAAATATTAATACATATTAAAATGTTTGAAATTGAAAGTGATATATATAAAAAAGACGATAAAGCAGTAAATTCATTGTGGGTTGAAAAATACAGACCTACTGATTTTACTACTTATGTTGGTAATGAAGATGTTAAAGAGGCATTTGAAAGTTACATTTATGTTCAAGATATACCACATTTATTATTGTATGGATCGGCTGGTGGTGGTAAAACCACTGCCGCCAAAATCCTAATAAATAAGATAAAATGTGATTTTATGATTATAAATGCGTCTGATGAAAATGGTGTTGATACTATACGTGAAAAAATTAAAAACTTTGCATCTACCCAAGGATTTAATCCTTTAAAAATTATTTTGTTAGATGAGGCTGATTATTTGACACATCAAGGACAATCCATTTTACGTAATTTAATGGAAACATTTTCTAATCATTGTAGATTTATTTTAACTTGCAACTATGTTGAAAAAATAATATCACCTATACAAAGTAGATGTCAAACATTCAACATAACACCACCAACAAAAAAAGATGTTGCGAAACAAATATCACACATACTAACAGGTGAGGGTGTAAAATTTGAAGTTAAAGATTTGGTGCCTATTATTGATAATGGATATCCAGATATGCGTAAAATTATTAATCAGTGCCAACAATCTACGAAAAAAGGTGTATTGACACCATCTAAAGAAAATTTACTTAACGCTGATTTTAAGACAAACTTGATAGAAATATTAAAATCAAAAGAAGGTAAGCCTGCAAAATTTATGTTAATTAGACAGGCAGTTGCTGATTCTAGGATAAAAGATTTCAGTGAAATATATACGCATTTATTTAAGCGATTAGATGAATATGCACCTGAAGGTAATTATGGGCAATATATAATAACAATTCAAAAAGGACAATACGAAGATAATTTTAGCGTAGATAAAGAGCTATGCTTTATGGCGTGTATTGTAAATTTATTAATAATATAATAGGAGAAATATGGCTAATTTTTTAGATGGGAAACAACCACCGGCTCAACCTATAAGTTTAACGGTTGATATGGCAGAGACATTAAAGTGTCAAAATTGTGAGCATACTATATTTGTAGAAGGTATTAAAGTATTAAGATTTTCTAAACTACTAACTGGCACACCACAGGATGTTATACAACCAATCCCTGTATTTTTGTGTGGCAATTGTGGTGCTGTGAATGAAGAATTACTACCCAAAGAATTAAAAGATAAAACTTAATATGAAAGATGCCAAGACTTTATTTGACCACTTAAAAGAAATTACTGAAATTCAAAATCCAAGTTATTTTGATACTTTAAGTGACGCTGATAAAAAAAGTTGGAGTAATTTTTTGATCATTAGGTTTTTATCTATGAATAGGGATTGGACATCTACATTGGCTGATCTGCAATCTGCAATCCAAACACTAGAACCAGAGTATTTGTATAAAGTTTTAATAGCATTAATACCAAAGAAGCGTGTTTATTTAAAATATGTTAAAGGCAAGTCCGACGATAAATATGAGAAATGGTTAGTTGAATTGATATCTAAAGATTTTTATGTATCTAAAGCGGATGCTGTGGATTATCTTAATATATTGTATGCAACAAAAGAAGGTAAAGATACTATAATTTATCTCTGTGAAAAGTATGGAACACCCACTGATAAAATTAAAAAACTTAAACTAAAATAATTTTTGGAAAATTTAAATACATCATCACCCAAAAAAGTTTCATACTCTCAATATAGTATGTTTTCAACTTGTGAATATCAATATAAGTTAAAGTATATTGACAAGTTAAGCATTTCATCTGGTAATATTAATACAATCTTTGGATCATCTCTACACTTTACATTACAAGAGTATCTTAAAAAAGTATTTAATGTTTCTAAAGTCAAGGCAGATCAAATGGATTTGGATTCTATTTTAATGGAAGAAATGAAAAAAAACTTTACGATTGAAAGAGAAAAACTGGGTAGTGATGTGTTACCTGCCACAAAATTAGAAATGGAAGAGTATTTTGGTGATGGTATAAATATTATAGAATGGTTTAAGAAAAATTTAAAAAAGTTTTATTCTAAAACAAGACATGAGCTAATTGGTATAGAATTACCATTGGAATTGGAGATACGTAGTGGCGTTAATTTTACAGGTTTTATTGATGTGATCCTAAAAGATAAGATTGATGATAAAATAATAATCATAGATTTAAAAACATCTAAAAATGGTTGGAGTAAATGGCAAAAAGATGATCCAATTAAAAAATCTCAATTGCTATTATACAAGAAGTTTTATTCTGATATTTTTAATGTACCAATGGATAAAATTACAGTCAAATATCAAATTTTGAAACGAAAACTATATGAAAACGTTCAATTTCCAATACCAAGGATATCTGATTTTTGTCCACCAAACGGCAAGCCATCTGTTAATAACGCGCACTCTTCATTTTTACAATTTATAAATTCTGTATTTGCAGAAAACGGAGAATACATTGATAGAGTTTACAATAAAAATGTAGGAAAACATTGCCAATGGTGTGAATTTTATAAAAAATATTGCGATGGTATAAAATAATTTATGTTTTTTATATTTATATATACTTATATATAAATGAGGGATATAAATGGAACAAAACAACAAACTAACTACTGTTAAAATTTTAAATGAAATATACTCAAAGTTCAAACAAACTGCATTTGATACAAATACAACATTACAAAGAGTTGTTAATAGATCATTATACAAATATGTAAATGATGAAACTTTTAGGGAATCAATTGACAATGAGCGCAGTTTGATTGTTAGTGGGTCTCAATATTAAAATCTAATTTATAAATGGATAAAAAGAAAAAAATATTATTACTATCGGATGACCTAAGATTGCACAGCGGAATTGCTACAATGAGTCGTGCAATTGTTATGAATACAATTCATAAATATGATTGGGTACAGGTGGGTGCTGGTATAAATCACCCAGAAGTTGGAAAAATACTAGATATTTCACAGGATATTAAAAATATAACAAATGTACAAGATGCGTCATTGCGCATAATACCTTGGAATGGTTACGGCGATGCTTCGCTAATACGACAACTATTAGAGGTAGAAAAACCAGATGCCATATTACATTTTACTGATCCTAGATATTGGGTGTGGCTATACCAGATTGAGCACGAAATACGACAGCAATGTCCTATTTTATATTATACTATTTGGGATGATATACCAGATCCACTATGGAATAGAAACTACTATGAAAGTTGCGATTGGTTAGGTTGTATATCAAAACAAACCTATGGTATCGTTAAGCGTATTGGCAATATAGAAAGTAATACTCGAAACAAGTTTGAAGATTGGCAAGTATCATATGTACCACACGGAATTAATAGTAATGCGTTTAAACCAACTGAAGTCCCCGATGATTTTAGGAAACAAATAATAGGCGATGCTGACTACAACTTTATAGTTTTCTGGAGTAATAGAAACATACGTAGAAAGCAACCATCTGATGTGATACTAGGGTTTAAACAGTTTTGTGACACGTTGCCAAAAGATGATGCTAAAAAATGTTTATTATTAATGCACACTGCTGCAATAGATGAAAACGGAACTGATTTGATTGCAGTTAAAGACGCAATTTGTCCTGACTACGATGTTAAGTTTTCACAGGGAAAGTTACAAGAAGATCAACTAAACTACTTATATAATTTAGCAGATATAACGGTTAATATTGCCGGTAATGAGGGATTTGGATTAACTACTGCCGAATCTGTAATGGCAGGGACTCCAATTGTGGTTAATGTTACAGGTGGTTTACAAGATCAATGTGGATTTAAGAATAAAGAAACAAACTCTTATTTTACAGCTGATGATTACATTGATATAAAATCTCTACATAAAAAGAAAGATTGGCTTGAAAAAGTAACCTGGGGTAATTGGGTTTATCCGGTTTGGTCGGTTGCTCATAAATTAAATGGATCTGTTCCAACACCATATATTTTTGATGATATGGTTAATGTGGACGATTTGACAGATGCGATTTCATATTGGTATAATACAAACAAAGAAACCCGTAAGAAATTTGGCATTGAAGGTAGAAATTGGATGATAAACGAAGGTGGACTTGAAGTTAAGAATATGGCCAATGGAATTATTAATGGAATTGAAACTACATTAGAAAACTGGAAACCAAGAAAGAAATTTGAAATATATAAAATTCAATAAAAAATATTATGAATAAACCAACATTAGTATTTAGTGCCCCAGTATTAACCAGATCAGGATATGGGGATCACGCAAGAGATTTATTAAGATCTATTCGAAAATTAGATAGATTTGATGTAAAAATATTATCGCAAAGATGGGGTGAAACTCCATTTACTGAATTAAAAGATGATGATGAGTTTTCTGTTTGGTGCAGAGACCGAATTGTTAAAACAAATTTAACAAAAAAACCTGATGTATTTATTCAAGTTACTGTGGCAAATGAGTTTCAACCAATTGGTGAGTTTAATATTGGAATAACTGCTGGAGTGGAAACTAATACGGCACCTCACACTTTTATTGAGGGATGTAATAGAATGGACTTAATATTAGTTCCATCTACATTTGTTAAAGATACACTATTGAATACATCATACGCAGAGGTGAATAAGGAAACGAACCAAACAATACGCGAATATAAGATAACAAAACCAATACACGTTTTATTTGAAGGTGTTGATGAGTCAGTATATTCACATACACATAATCATAGTTTATTGGACAATGTTAGAGAAGACTTTGCATTTCTTTTTGTAGGTCATTGGTTACAAGGTGCACCAGGGGAAGACCGAAAAGATATATATACATTAATAGATGCGTTTTGCAGCGTGTTTGGAAAAGAACAAACTAAAAACCAACCTGCTCTAATTTTAAAAACATCATCTGCATCTTTTTCTATTATTGATAGAGAGGCTATGGTTGATAAAATAAAATGGGTTACTAATAAATTCTCAAATGTTCCACCAATATATCTTTTACACGGTGATTTGACAGCAAAAGAAATGTCATCATTATATTATGATGAAAAAGTCAAAGCAATGGTTTCTTTTACTAAAGGTGAAGGATTTGGCCGACCGCTATGTGAATTTACATTTACAGGTAAACCTGTTATTGCATCTAAATGGTCAGGTCAGTTAGACTTTTTAACCAATGAGGGATCAGTTTTAATTGACGGTGAATTGACACCGGTTCACCAATCAGTTGTTAATGATTTTTTAATTAAAGAATCAAAGTGGTTCACCGTAAACCCAACAGATGCGTGTAATAAATTGTATGATGTTTGGAAGAACTATAAAAAGTATAATCAAAAGTCAGAAATTCTTTCTAAACGAAATAGAAAACAATTTTCACTGTCAAATATGGATTCCAAATTGAAAGATATTTTTGACAATTATGTTAAGGTAAAGGAATTCAAACAAATAGTATTACCAGAATTAGTTAAGCTATGATTAATGAGCCTAATTATTTAAGTCAATATACTCCATACATAAAAAAATATGTAAGAGCATCTCGTCAAAATATGACTCCATTGAACATATATAAAATACAAACGTATCGTTATGCGGATGGGGTTGTTAGAAAAAAATTAGGATTGGAAACATCACTTATATTTTCTGTTGGCATTTATTTAAAAGAGTTATATTGTGTTAGGCTGAATGAAGTTAAACCTACTGAATTTTTTACGTGGAGTATGCGAATATTCAATAAAGATTCATTAAACGAAATAAAAGATGATGTAATTTCATTTAGGAGTATTATAAAAGAATTCAATGAAAATGGAAGAGAATTGTTTTTAAGTCATATTAAAACATCATCTGTTATGTATACTAAACAAAATAAGCAAAACTTTAGAACATACACAATATCAAATATAATTTACACACAGGAAGCTGTATTTGATATAGAAAAAATTAAAAAAATATATGGATAATAAAATATCATACGCCATAACGGTTTGCAACGAAATACAAGAAATTACAAAATTAGTAACATTTTTAATAGGAACAATTCGAGATCTCGATGAGATTGTAATTCAATATGATAAAGATAATGTAACACCTGAAGTGTTAGCTTATCTTAATGTAATGGAAACTATAAAAGACAATATAAAAGTTGTTGGATATCCATTAAATAAAGACTTTGCATCATTTAAAAATAATTTAAAACAAATCTGCAAAGGTGATTGGATCTTTCAAATTGATGCAGATGAAATGTTGGACTTATTTTTAGTTAATAATTTACCTACTATATTATCATCAAATGACGTTGAAATGTATCTTATACCAAGGATTAATACTGTCAATGGCATAACTGATGAATGGATTAATAAATGGGGATGGGTTACATCTAAAATTGATGGGGTTGATGATCTGGCTATAAACTTTCCCGATTTTCAATATAGAATATTCAAAAATGTAGATAGTATAAATTGGAAAAACAAAGTACACGAAGTTTTGGATGGGTTTTCTACATTTACGATACTACCAACTGATTATAAATTTTGTTTATTGCACCATAAAACGTTGGATAAGCAAATTAAGCAAAATGAATTATATAATACTATATGAAAAAAAGAAAAATAACTTTTATCTATGCGTATGAGGGTGAAACGTGGTCTACCCCATTAAGTTTATTAAATGAATTTAAATACTCTAAAAATTGGGAAACTGAAATAGTATCAATCGGGTCTAATTCTACTGGTCATTACCACGAAGATAATTTAAAACAATGGGTAGAATCCAAACCTAAAACTGATATAGTATTATTTATGGATTGGGGCAGGTTTTCATCTAATTATTTAAATAAAGAATTAGTAGATGCATTTTGGATTCAAGAAAGTGGTGACGATCCGCAAAATTGGAAATTTAATTCACCAAAATGTAAATCATTTCATTTAACTATTACACCAGACTACCCATCGTATGAAATGTACACTAAATTGTATAATATAAATGCAATTTGGATGCCACACTGGGCAGACACCAGAATGCACATACCAATGGCTATGCAGACACTGCCATATTTGGCAGTAACTACACGTGGATATGGTAATTCCGAGTTTTTGGACACATTAACTGATCATTCCAATGGCTCAATTGGGAATAAGAATGGAATGATTGGACTAGAGCATTCTAGATTTTTACAAAGCGGTAAAATGGTAGTACAGAACTCAAGATGGGGAGAGGTTACGCGTAGAATTTTTGAGGGAATGGCGTGTGGTAGAATGGTTGTTACTGATAGATTACATCATTCGCGTAAATTGGAAGAGCTATTTGTAGAAGACGAACACATTGTTTTATATGATAATATGGTAGATTGTATTGAAAAGATAAACTATTATGCTACACACGACCGAGAGCGAAATAGAATTGCGCAAAATGGGTATCATAGAGTTTTAAATAATCACACACAGCGACAACGTGTTGATACTTTAATTCAAGAATGGGAGAAGTTTAAATCATTATGAATATATTAGTTACAGGTGGTGCTGGCTTTATCGGCACTAATTTAATTAAAAGATTGCTTAAAGATGGACATTATGTTGAATCTTTGGATAATTATGAAACGGGTTTGGTTGAAAATGAAATTGAAGGTTGTTTTTATTCAAGTTTGGATATAGATTCAATGGATTGGTTTGATGGAAAGGGTATAGACGTATGCTTTCATTTAGCGGCACAATCAAGGATACAACCATCGTTTAAAGATCCAATGGAAACTTTTAGAGCAAACGCAAATGGAACTCAAAAAGTTTTAAATTGGGCTCATAAAAACAATATTAAAGTTATTTATGCAGGCTCATCCTCAAGGTGGCACGATCCACACATATCACCTTATGCGTTGTCTAAATATTTAGGTGAAGAACTTTGTCATATGTATCGTAAAGTGTATGACTTAAATGTTCAAATTGCTAGATTTTATAATGTCTATGGACCACACGAGATACTAGAAGGTGATAGTGCAGCTGTAATTGGAAAATGGAGAAACCAAGTTAAAAATAATCAACCCATTACGATTGTAGGAAATGGAGAACAGAGAAGAGATTTTACACACGTAGATGATATAGTAGATGGTTTAATTAGAATTATGGACTATAATGGTGACAACTACGAGTGGGAACTTGGTACTGGTATAAATCATTCAATCAATGAGGTTTATGAAATGTTTAGAGATAAATTTAATGTGGACTGCATTACTATACCAGATGAAATGGGTAATTACAGAGAAACGCAAAGGATAAATAATACTGCACTTGATTTACTTGGATGGTTGCCAGCTGATAAATTAAAAAAATACATAATGGAGTTATAAAATGTATAGATGGGATATTATAAATTTACTTATAAGAAAATATGACTATCGGACATACTTGGAAATTGGAGTACAAAACAAAAATTGTTTTAATAAAGTGAATTGTAATTATAAAATATCAGTTGACCCAGACCAAGCAACCGATGCTGATTTTAACATTACGTCAGATGAATATTTTGAAAAATTAAGTTCTAAAGTCAAGTTTGACATTATTTTTATAGATGGATTACATCACGATGATCAGTTATTAACTGATATTAAAAATTCATTATTGCATCTAAATGAAGGTGGTACTATTGTTTGTCACGATATATTACCTACAACTGAAGCTATGCAACAACGAGCTGACAATGGTGGAGAATGGACAGGTGACGTTTGGAAAGCAATAGCTAACTTACGTGTAAATGATACATCATTACAGATACATACGATTGATACCGATTATGGGTGCGCGGTAATCCAAAGGGGGCACGGAAATTTTTTATATAACACAAACAACAACGATTATTTAACATACGAATATTATAGTAAGCATAAAAATGAAATGTTAAACGTTATATCACCCACACAATTTATTGAACTTTACAAACTATGAATAAATTTTCAGTTATAATACCAACGATATGGAAAGGACCATTTATTATTGACCTATTAGAGCGATACTATCGGTGTAGCTCGGTTGAAGAGGTTATTTTAATAGATAATGATATTAACTCACGACCAGCAAACTTACCATTTAATGAAAAGTTAAAATTGATAGAGACACTAGAAAACATTTATGTAAATCCGGCTTGGAACCTTGGGGTGAGCGTATCAACTTCAAATTACATTACCATTTCAAATGATGATATTTTATTTGATGTAGATGATTATTTTAACTTTCTAAATTCTCTCAATGATCCCTTTGAACAATGGGGATTTATCGGCACAAGCTCGGATAATTATGGCGAGCCCCAACCACCTATTAGGCTACAATCCTATGGTTCACACAATAAAGGGGGATGGGCGTGTTTATTTTCGTTCCATAAATCAATATGGAGAGACATACCCGGGGGCATAAAAATATACTATGGTGATAATTTTATTCATCTATCACCGCACCCAATAAATGAAATGATTGGAATTCCAATCTGGACAAAAATGTCATCATCTGCCGATACAAGCGTTGACTGGGTGAAGGAAATCACAGACAAAGACCACATTGAGTGGATGAAAATATACCAAACATTAAGATAATATGTTAAAATTACCATTAAGCATAGGAATATTGGCGTGGAAATCTGGTCAAACCCTCGTTGATACTTTACATTCATATTATATGAATGGTTTATTTGACCTTGTAAATGATACTACTATTTTATTTCAAGAGTTTTCTGATGAAGATATCCAAATCGCTGACCATTTTGGATTACCTTATATTGCATTGAGTGATAATATTGGAATTGGAAATGGGTTCTTGACCCTAACCGAAAATGCAAAAAGTGAAAATGTAATGGTGTTGGAGCACGACTGGCAATTGATTGAAGGTAAAAAAATAACACGTGACCGATTGGAAAGTGGTATCCAATTATTGGATGGGGGATTTGATGTGGTTAGATATAGACACAGAACCGTTCCTGGATACCCGCATTTTTCATTTCGCCATATGGGAAATGAATTAGGATATTATGATGAAGAAATTGGGTGCACGTCTCCACACTTATTAGATTCCTTGCATTGGTTAGATCCATCGCAAGAATTTGGAGACAAGATCCAAAAACAAGGTGAATATTTTACAACAACATCCCGTTGGGGTAACTGGACAAATAATCCGTGTATGTACAAAAAAGAATTTTACATAAATACAGTTACTCCATTTGCAGGAGATGGCATACGTCTTGAAGGTAATATATCAAAGTGGTGGGCAGAACAGGAATTTAAAGTGGCACACGGAAGTGGTTTATTTAAACATTATGATCCTATAAAATATGGAATGCAAACTAATAATATTTGATTTAGATGGGGTTTTGGTTTCTACCAAAGACATACACTATTCAACATTGAATCGTGCTCTGCGAGAAGTGGGTGAAAACTATGTTATTACTGAAGCTGAACACCTGTCTATATATGATGGGTTAAAAACAACGCAAAAATTAGAGTTACTTACAAAGCATAAGGGGTTAGGTAAAGAGTTTTATGATCAAATCTGGAATAGAAAACAGCAACTGACACTTGATGAAATATCTGCACTGACCGAGGATATGAGACTGATTGAGTTATTTGAAGAACTATCCACTCGGGGTTATAAATTAGCGTGTTGTTCAAATTCTATACAACAATCAGTTCTTACGATACTATCCAATATTGGATTGATTAAATATATGGATTTGATTTTATCAAATGAAGATGTGAAAAACTCAAAACCACATCCTGAAATGTACTGGACTGCAATGTCTATGATTGGTGTATTGCCAGAAGAAACACTTATAGTGGAAGACTCCCCACACGGCTTATTAGCGGCGAGTAGAAGTGGTGCAAATGTATTACGAGTGGATAGCCCAAAAGATTTGATTTTAACAAAAATTATAAGTAAATTAGAAGAAACTAAAACCAAAAATATGAAACCAAAATGGAAAGCTGACAGGTTAAATGTAGTTATACCAATGGCAGGTGCTGGAAGTCGGTTTGAGAAAGCAGGCTATACATTTCCCAAGCCACTCATTGATGTGATGGGTAAACCAATGATTCAACTTGTAGTTGAAAATTTAAATATTGATGCTAATTACGTTTACATTGTACAAAAGTCACACAGAGAAAAATATAATTTAGATACATTATTAAATCTTATAACACCTAATTGTAATATTATTGAAGTTGATGGTGTTACCGAGGGAGCTGCTTGCACTGTGTTGCTAGCAAAAGAATATATAAATACCGATTCACCTTTATTACTTGCTAATTCAGATCAGTGGTTAGATTGGGATTCAAATGAATTTATGTATAAAATGAATGAAAGTAATTGTGATGGTGGTATTGTTACATTTACAGCAATTCATCCAAAATGGTCATTTGCTAAAGTCGATGATCGTGGCTATGTTACTCAAGTCGCTGAAAAAAACCCAATATCTAATATTGCAACGGTTGGTGTTTATCATTGGAAACGGGGTGCTGATTTTGTAAAGTATGCAGAGCAGATGATAGAGAAAGACATTAGAGTAAATGGTGAATTTTATGTTGCACCTGTATTCAATGAAGCAATTGGTGATGCCAAATTAATTAAAATTCACCATATAGAAAAAATGATGGGATTAGGAACACCCGAAGACTTACAAACATTTATAAATGAAACAAAATAAGAATGGATCAAAAAATTTTAATATCACACAGAGGAAATTTAAAAGGTAGAATTACTGAACTGGAAAATAAACCAGAATACATAATGCAAGCCATTGGTAAGGGGTTTGATGTTGAGGTAGATTTTTGGAAATTTGAAAATGACTTTTTTTTAGGTCACGATTCTCCCGAGTATAAAGTAGATGAGGATTTTTTACTCAATGGTGCGTTATGGTTACACGCAAAAAACTTTCCAGCATTGCAATGGGGAATTGAAGAAAACTTGAATGTATTTTGGCACGAAACTGATAAAGTTGCAGTTACAAATCACGGTTATATTTGGGCATATCCTGGTGTACTTTGTAAAAATGCAATTACAGTTTTACCAGAAACCTTAGAAAACATTAGTAAAAGTATTATAGACGAGATTTTTGATGGTATTTGTTCGGACAATATAGAAGATTATTTCAAGGAGTTTTATGGAAAAAATAAATAAACCAATTCAACTATTTAAAGTTTGGATGAATCAAAATACCAAACACGAAGTTGGTAAGGTATTAGATAGTGGTTACATTGGTCAAGGTGCAAAGGTAGATGAATTTGAAAGCAAACTGCGAGACTACTTTAATAATGATCGCGTTGTAACCTTAAATTCAGGAACATCTGGTTTGCATTTAGCATTACATATGCTGAAGAACGCAAACACGACCGTGACTGCTGACGGATATTCTACAACCAAATCAGTTTGGCCAGGTATGGAGTATGGTGATGAGGTATTAGCGACAGCACTAACGTGCACTGCATCAAACTGGCCTATTTTAGCAAATGGGTTTAAAATTAAATGGGTGGATATTGACCCAAAAACTTTAAATATGGATTTGGACGATTTGGAAAGAAAACTCACTCCAAATACAAAGGCTATAATGGCTGTGCATTGGGGTGGATATCCATTAGATTTAGATAGATTAAAAAAAATACAACAAAAATCACTTGAGCTGTATGGGTTTGAGCCACAAATAATTGAAGATGGTGCCCACTCATTTGGATCTGAATTCAATGGTAAAAAGTTGGGCAACCACGGAAATATGGTTATGTATTCTTTACAGGCTATAAAACACATTACGTCAATTGATGGTGGCTTATTGCTTTTACCAAGTCAAGACTTATACAATAGATCTAAATTAATTAGATGGTATGGCATAGATAGAGAAGGAAATCGTAAAGATTTTAGATGTGAGGCTGATATACCTGAATGGGGATTTAAGTTTCATATGAATGATGTTTGTGCTACAGTTGGTATGGAAAACTTAAAGGATGTTGATTTTATATTGGGTAAGCATAGAGGTAATGCCCAATTTTATGATACAAATTTGAATGATGTGACTGGTGTAACTTTGTTAGAAAGAAAACCAAATCACAAATCATCATTTTGGATATATAGTATGTTAGTTGAAAACCGAGATGGTTTCTATAAATGGATGAAGGAGTGTGGGATTGTAGTATCACAAGTCCACGAGCGAAATGATAAGCATACAACTGTTAGAGATTTTAGATCTCCGCTACCTACATTAGAAAAAACAATAGGCAATGTAGTATCTATACCCGTCGGTTGGTGGGTAACTGAAGATGAGCGTGAATATATTGTAGATTGCATTAAAAAAGGATGGTAAATTTTGTATAATCATAAAAACGGAATAGTATTAAGAAAACTTGAACGTAAAAATTTACCACTATTAAAAGAATTAAAAAATGAAAGTTGGTTTGGCACTCATACTATAAACTTTGTAAATGACGATGACCAAGAGCGATGGTTTAATTCATTGAATCCAAATAAAGATTTAATTTTAATTGCAAACTCTACGCCGGTACTAAAAACACAACAACCAGCACGGGGACTTTTTAAAATTAATAATATAGATTGGGTCAACCGAAAATGTACAGAAGGTCACGATACATTTATAGACCAAAGGGGTTATGGCTATGGTAAATTAATAGTAGAAGCTGGAACTGATTTTATATTTGAAATTTTAAATATGAACCGAATTGAGTGTGAAATTTTAGAAAATAATATAGCATCACAAAAATGTTGCGAATACGTTGGATATACCAAAGAGGGTGTAAAACGAAAAGCAATTCATAAATGTGGTCAATATATAGATTCGTATTGTTATGGTATATTATTTGAAGAATGGAAAGAATCAGCTAGGGTAAAGGATCTTTATAATGGTATTTGTAATAAATCATACCAACCATTAAATACTAAATAAATGAAAGTAGCACTTGTTTTAAATGGATTACCCAGAAATGTAAAAGAAGGATATGAAATTTACTGGAAACATATAATTGAAAACTACGATACGGATGTTTATTTACATTTCTGGGAAGATGCGGATTGGCAAGATGTATTAAATGTATATAATCCAACTAAATTTATATGTCAGCCACCATTTCCATTTACAAAATATAAAGAAAATGTAACATCTGTAAATGACCCAATGGCACGTCCAATTAAAGAATATGATGTTGCTGGAAATTTTACATCATTACCTATGTTTTATTCGTGGCAAAGTGGATATAATTTGATAGATAAGAAATATGATTGTATTGTTAGAAGTAGATTTGACTTGGGGTGGGAGGTTCCAATGGACTTATCAAAATTTGATTTGAACAAAATAAATGTAACTAATCACCATTGGGCAAATTCAAAAATAATTGATGACAATTTACTAATATCAAATCAACAAAATTGTGATTTACTACTTACTGATATATTTGATACTTTTTGTAGTATCATACAGGGTGATGGTCTTATACACTTTGCCGAACAAAACTTTACTAACATTTTAATTAAAAAGAATTTATATCAATATATATATAAATCAAACGACTTGAATTTTAAACTATTAAGAGAATTCAAAGTTTGGTATTAACTTTTAAAACACATTACTTATGAAAATTGGATATATTATACCGTTATACTTTGGTGGTCCTAGGAGTTACGTTCACCCTAATTGCCAAACTGATACTTTGTTTTACATAAAAACTCAATTTCAATTCATTGAAAAACTGAATACAAAATTAGATAAAGTTTATGTTATTTTTGCATTTGATAGTCGTTTAGATGCAGATACCGCACAGGAAATAAGAAACAACTTATTTACATTATGCTCACAATATGAAAATGTAGTGCTACGAGAGCGAAAAAATTTAGGTGGGTCATACTGCTCTTGGGAATATGCTTTGGATTTGGACAATGGTAAGTGTGATTTCATTTTCTTGACAGAAGATGACTATGTATTATGGGATCCTAATGTAGTTGAAGAGGTATTGACATATTTTAATCAATTTGATGATCTACTTTATCTTTGTCAGTGGTGGAAAGAACACCCATATACCGTACATTATGGAAACATACACCAAGTTATACCGGTACACGCTGCGATGTCTGCTGGTATTATTAATAATAAAATGTATCACAAACTGAAAATAGAAAGAAATTTATATTTTAAATTGGTACATGAAGAAGGTTACCAAGCAATGTATGCAAATCAAGCTATGTTTCTTGAGAATTATAGACAAAATGGAATACATATTAGAGACTGGAGAGAGGTTTTTAGTTCGTATTTTCCTCACGATGATGTTGATTATGGAAATGCAAACGGATTAAAAGTATTAGTTCCAATAACCGAAAAGTTTTTTTAGAGTATGGGTAAATTAATAAGTGGTTATTTATGGGCGTGGAGAAATTGGGAAGCTGGTTCTAAATCGGTCGCCACACTAAAAAAGTATTATCCTGATGCTGATATTTTTATAAATGTTGATTATGAGGGAGACATTGACACATATGATAAAATATGTAATGAACTGGGATACACATTAAGCGTAAATTCATTTCAACTTGGTTATTGTGGGAATTTCGGTGACAGAAATTTGGGTAGAGAGTGTTGGCCGGTTGAATCTTCTGTAGAATGGATGGATCGTTTATACAATGCTTGCTTAAAAACAGATTCAACTTATATGCTACTAATGGAAGAAGATGACTTTGTATTAAAACCGATTTCAATTTTATCTAATTCGTTTTCAATGGCAACTCACCCAACATACCCATCACCAGCTGGTGTATATAGAGCTAATCACATACCATCTGAATTTATAACATTTATACAAGAAAATGGTGGCAATTGCACATCAAATGGTTATGCAGCAGGTGGTGGTACTATTTTTAATAGACACGAAATGATACTTTCGTGGGAAAAGACAAGGTCAATTTTAATTGAAAAATACGATTATTTGAAAGCAATAAATAAAATAATAGGTTGGCAAGATTATTTGATGCAATTTGTGATGCAAATGGGCGGATATCAAATAATACAGAACAATAAATTATGTGAACATTGGGAGATACCCGATAGGTGGAAAACATTTGAAATAGTAACTGGATTAAAAGAACATACATTAGTTAGCTTATGATAATATTAACAGCAATTACAAACTATAATGTAAATGACATTAGACCATTCGTAGAATCATTAAACAAAAGTGGATATGTTGATGGTAAAGTTGCATTGATATACGATGTATCTACTGATGCTATTGAGTATTTAAAATTAAATGGGTGGGAGTTATATAAAAGTAATTTAAAAGAGCACATAATTCTGCAAAGATTTATAGATGCATATTCTTTACTTGACAATTATAAAAACGAAATTGTATTTTGGACTGATATTAAAGATGTTATTTTTCAACGAAACCCGATTGATTGGGTTTCTATTCAATTTGACAATTATTGGAATAAGTCTGAAATTTTAGCATTTTCAGAATGTATAAGATTAAAAGATGATCCGTGGGCGTGTATTAATTCAGGCACCACGTTTCCATTAGAATGGGAGTGGAATAAAAATAATATATCATATTGCGCTGGGACAATACTTGGACGTGGCTATGCATTAAAGGATTTGTTTAATGAAATTTACAGATGGTCTAAAACGACATCTAATCCAGATCAACTATCAGATCAAGCTGCTTACAACGTTTTGATTAGATTGAATCATTTTAAACATATAGTCGAATTTGTGGAGCAAGAAAATGGATTTGTAACACAACTTGGAACGGTTTGGTGTAAGCAGAATGAGTTTTCAGATCACTTAACAGAACCTACACCATTGTGGAAAGATGGACTTTTATGCAATAAAAAGGGCGAACCATTTTATGTAGTGCATCAATATGATAGAGACCCATTTTTGAAAAATGAATATCTAAATAGATTCAAATGAAAACATTAATATCAATTTTTATTCTACCACAAGAAATAGATGATTTAGAACGAACACTAATTCAGTTAAAAAACTCATCTAAATATCTAACTAATACTGATATTATATTTGACATTTCAATTAATGTGTCAGAGTATCTTACAGATTGGAGCTCGTCTTATATTCCTAAACAATTCTTTATAGATAAATTTAATGATATTGTAAAGTATATGGATTGGTCTAGTCCAAAATCAAAATTCAATATAGTAGATGACGAAAGTATAATGGGGTGTGTATCACAGAGACGGGTAAGTTGGTTAACTCACCAAGATGTGGATAATATCCTATGGCTTGATGTTGATTTGATTTTTGACGAACGAACTCTTTTTTATATATTACACACGGCAACTCAAATTGAAAATGAACTTTATGTAATAACCCCACAAACGGTTAAATTATGGGATCATACCTGGGATTGTTTGGTAAATGATATGTTCAAAGATAAACCATACGGATATGAAAAAACAGGATGTGATCCTTTTATAGATAGTGGAATAAAAGATACACCATCTGTAAATTTGATGTTATCACACACAGCTGGTCAACCTGTTATGAAATTTGCAGGTGGTTGGTTTACTTTAATATCAAAGAAGTTACTTGATTTAGTAAAAGTTCCAAAATCATTTGGACATTATGGGTTAGAAGATACGTTTATTATGTGGGCTACCCATTCAAAAATACCAAGTGCTGAACAATTTATACTTAAAAATGTGGTAGTATGTGAGGATTATAAGTATAGAAATAGAAAACACTATTTAAATTACATATCCCCGATTGATAGACGCGATGAATTTTTAAAATTAGCACATTCTAATTTTACAAATGAACTAATGAATTTGAAAATAAAGTAAACTAATATTTATATAATACATATAACGGAGACTTTAATATGAACGAATACATTGGAATGTTATTACAATCCAGAACACAGGCTCACATTTATCACTTACAAACAACATCATTTGCTAAGCATAAAGCATTGCAAGAATATTACGAAGGAATTGTTGATCTAATTGATAGTATAGTGGAGGGATACCAAGGTTCTTATGGTATATTGACTGATTATGTTATGAAGTCATCTATTAAAAACTTGGAAAATAATGATGATGCAACAGATTATATAGAAAACATTAAGAAATTTTGCGAATTAAAAAGAGGTAAATTACCACAAGATAAGTTTTTACAAAATTTATACGATGAAGTTGATAATCTTATAAATTCAACTCTCTATAAGTTAAAATATCTTTCATAAGGATTTATATTAGTTGGATTTAAACGACATTAAATATGGAACAATACCAATTTTTCACGTTGAATCTATAAAAACAGGTTCTGCTATTATAAAAAAGTGTGAAGATAATGGTATTATAGACCATATGCTTAATAACCCACCACCCACTAATGATAGTGATGAGACAAAAAATGAATTATTAGAATTACAAACGCTAACAAAAAATGCAAGTGAAGATGATTATAAACTATGTGACGTATTGGAGCATAAACATTATGATTTCTTTGCTAAATTCTGTAATAAATTAGGCTTGACGGACGAAACGGAAACAAGTATAAAAGCATTGAGTGAAGAGTTTGATGGGTTAGTTAATTATATTAAGTTTAAAATAAATAGACCCAGACCACACCAATTAGCAATATATTACGACATTCCGTTATTTCCAATTGTATCAACCGATGCAAATTCACCATCTTGGCCATCTGGACATTCCGTTGATTTTTTGATAATATTACATAGATTAAAACAAAAATACCCAAACAATGTAAGTGATTTTGATTTGTTGTATACTAAAATTAAAGATGTTAGACAATTGAGTGGTGTACACTATCCAAGTGATAAGGATGGTGCTGATACATTGGTTACTATGCTTATTGAAAATAATTTGATTTGAGATATTTATATCTATTAATAGGAACTAAATTAAATGTGTGTAATTGTATCTAAAGAAGTGGATAATAAATTCATATTAGCTAAAAATAGAGATAGAGCGTATGAACCAGTTATAGAAATTGTGCACGAAATTTTAGATGGCGTGGAAGTTGCATATCTACACGATGTAACCACAGATTGGAGTGAGGGATTAAACGAATTTGGAATTGGAATTGTTAATTCTGCACTTATGGTAGGTCGTGATGAGTATGAAAAGAAAATAGTTAAGAAGAGTGGTAAACCATCAAAAGATGGAATAAAAATTAGAAGAGCACTTACACAAAAAACGTTAAAATCTGCAATAAAGTTCGCAGTTCAATTTAATGGTGGCATCAAAGGGCACACATTTGTATCTTCACCTCTTTATATGGTAAGTATAGAATCCACGTCTAAGCACACACCTCATATAGAATTGCAAAACGCAGAAAATCCTGTTGTAAGAACTAATCACGGACACATTTTTAGTGATGCCGGATATAGAACAGGTATAAAGTATTTAAGTTCAAAAATGAGAAAAATATCCGCTGAAAATATATTGGATAGTGTTACAAATTGGAAAGACATATCCAAAATGATGCGAAAGCAATTCTTCAAGCCAAATTCTCAATTAAATATGAGACGAGATACTAAAACTATGTGGACATCATCTCAAATGGTATTAAATTTGACTGATCGTATAATGGAAATTACATACTTTGAAGATAAAATTAAAGAGTTTAAAGGTATTAAAAGAAATTTACCAGATGGGTATGAGCCAAAAATACAAATTATAGTTCAAAAGGTTAAAAGTAAATGACACATAAAGAGAGACGGGCACAAAATAGAAAAAGAATGCAAAAAAAATCTATTAAAGATCAACAGCGCAAGGGTAATTACAAAATAAAAAATTAAAAAAATTTTGATTTTAACTTTTTAATTTTGTATTTTTAAGTGTAAATATTTACACTAATTTAATCGTTATAAGGAATTAAATATAATTGGATACCATATCACATCATTATCTAATTGAGTTACAAAATGTTGACGCAGATATTTTAAACGATAAAGATAAAATAGAAAAAATATTACTCCGTTCAATTGAAGGGAGTGGGGCGACATACATTAATCATTATTTTCATAAGTTTTCACCACAGGGAGTGTCTGGGGTTATAGTTATTGCTGAATCCCATTTATCTATACACACTTGGCCAGAACGGGCATATGCTGCATTAGATGTATTTACGTGCGGTGACAAATCTATAGGTGAAACAATAGTTGGTCAAATATTGGCACAATTTAATAACCCAATATCACAAATTAATTATATACAACGAGGGATAATTGAATGACACAAAATACATTAATTATATCAGATCTACATATTGGGTCAAGAGCTATAAATCACAAAGCTGTAATTAAATTACTATCAAAAATGGAATTTGATAGATTGATATTATTAGGTGATATTATAGATGGCTGGGCATTCAACCGATATAGAAAGTTTAGTAAAAAAGACGTTAAAATTATTAGAAAACTATTAAAGAAATCAGAAAAGATACCAGTTATATGGATTGCGGGCAATCACGATGAATTTATACGTGAATACATACCTGTTGAATTTGGAAATATAACTATTGTAAATGAGTATGTTGAAAATGGAATCTTCTATACACACGGCGATTTGTATGATGGTGTGGTTAAATTAAAATGGTTGGGTAAATTAGGTGCAATTGGGTATGAGCTTGCCATATCAATAGATTCAGTATTTAAAGCACTTGGATATAAAAAATCAATATCTAAAATTTTAAAAGATAAAACAAAAGAAGTTGTAAAATTTATTACCAACTTTGAAAATGAAATAGTTAGGCAGGCAAAAAAGAGAAATTGCAATATCGCAATTTGCGGACATATTCACAAACCAATGGACAAAATCATAGATGGTGTTAGATATATTAATACAGGCGATTGGATTGAGAATTATTCATATGTAGTTCAAACCGATACCGAGATCAGTTTGCTAAAATTGGATACTTAAAAATAATTTTGACATTGGTGCAAAAGTTTCCTATCTTATAGATATCAATTAATCTAAATGAAAATATATGGAAATGCAATTTGTAAGTCGGCAGTATATCGTTAATCACATATTGGATAAAATCGCAAGTGGTGTTAATGTAAGTGAATCTGAAATGAATTTACTTACTGATATATCAAAAGATCTATTTAATATAAATGATGATGAGGTAGAATAATAATGGAAACTGAAGTTAAGAGTCCTTGGATCACACTCTTAGGATTTTTTGCAATTAATATCTTTGCATTTGCAATTAAGTTATTTATATCCAATATGTGGTATCCAATAAGTTATTTTGAGTCATTTGGTATATTAATGCTTGGTCTTACTGTAGTTTCAGTAACAATGGAATTTATTATACATTGGAAAAATGATGTATAAGTTTATAAATATTAACGATGTTAAATACATAGTTAAAAGATCATTTCCATTTTCAAAAGTTAAAGATGAAATGGAGTTACGAGATATACTGCACCTTTATGGTGCAGATACTTTATTGCGTGAAAATAAATCACAGCAATTCGTGTTAGTCTCGAAAGTCGATGATGCTAACATACTAAGCGAAACTGAACTATTAACTGAAAAACAAAATGAAATCATTGAAGTCGAATAAATTAACAATCGTAATACCCTCTAAAAATGAATTATTTTATATAGGTGGATTGTTAAATGATCTGTCGGAGCAATTATTTATTGGTGATATTTTAGATAAGATTGTTATTGCTGATAAATCAACCGATGGTACACAATGTGTAATTGACTTAAAGATTGAAAGGCACCCACACTTACCGATCGTTATGACAGAAGGTGGGTTCGTTTCCGAAGCAAGAAATAATGGTGCCATTTTATGTGAAACTGAATACATTTTATTTATTGATGCAGATGTGCGTTTATTTTCACGTCATCACATTTACGATTGTCTTAATGAAATGATAGATCGTAATTTAAAATTGTTTTCGTGTAAATTAAAATCATATTCACCATCAATTATGTCCAAATTGGCATTTGGTGCTTATAATTTAGTTCATTCTATTTTAATTAAAAAATACCCATTTGCAATTGGTGGTTTTATGTTGATGCGATATGAAGATTTCCTTAAATTTGGTATGTTTAATGAAATGACCACAAACTCGGAAGACTTTTTATTTTCTCAAAATTACAAGCCAACCGAATTTGGCATATCTAGCTATCATAAAATTGGACAACCAGATAGACGATTCCAAACAATAGGTTATTTTGGAATGATTAAACATTTATTAGTTAATTTTATAAACTATGTAAGATATGGTAACGAACATTTTTATAAAGAAACTAATTATTGGGGCTGATTATTTTAAACAAAAAAACAAAAATTAATATACTTATATATGAGCAAAGATTTAGGAAAACTTATATTAGAACGATTGCAAGTTCAAAACGCACAAAATTCTAATAAAACTATATTATCAGAACAACAATTAAAAATTGTATTAGGGGAGAACAAAAATGAGCAACAGAGAAGCGGGAAAGGGTGATAGCTCTAGACCGGTTGACTTGCGAGTATTCGAAGAAAACTGGAATAAGATAAATTGGTCAAACTCATCAAACTCAAATTCAAAATACAATACTAAGTCTATCAATATGGCAAATAAAGCTAATATACGAAAGTCTCAATAAAATGAAATATAACCTAATTAAAATAAATCTAAATGAAACTACTTTAAAAAAGTTATTAACAAAACATTCTGATGCTGGATATGTCATTTTAACTGCATTTAGAGGTGAGTTTGACTATAAACAAAATGTAAAAAGAAACCAACTATTAAAAGCAGATATTGACAAGTCTGGATATAGTTACATTCCTGTATGGGGTGGGTTTATTGAAACTGATGTTGAAAGTGGTGAACAAAAAGAAGTTAAAGAGCGATCATTTATTATTCTAAACTTTCAAAGAGGTACGAATGAACCAATGGGTGATAGCGAAGATTTAAAAGAATTAGGTAGAAAGCTATGTAAAAAGTATGCTCAAGAATCATACTTGTATAAACCACAGGGCAAAGAAACAAAAGCGTATTATTTAACTGCAACTGGTAAAGTTGATATGGCATTTAGTACTGCGACACCAACTAAATCTGTTGATATGTATTTTACTAATTTAGCAAAATCATCAAAAAAGGCGGTTGGTAAGAAGGCATTTACATATAGAGAGGGTGTTATTTGGTTAGCGCAATCACCAAAAACACTAGCAGAAGCGTATAAAAGAATGGGTGAGGTATTTTTTAGGTTAAAAACAAAGGATTAATATGAATTTAATTGATTCCATTTTTACATTAATGATTCTAACTTTAAGTGTTGTTATTGTGGTTTCTGTATTTTTTCCAAAAGATAATATGAAAAAATGAGAACAGTTATAAAAAACAATATTGGTGAGTCTATAATGTATGAGTTTATCGATTCAACAAAAATAAGATTAACTTGTAATAAAATAAAAAGGCATATATCTTACGATGATGATGTTTTAGTTATGTATGATTTTGAAGGCGGACCAAACTTAACTAAAAATGGCAATATAGAAATTAATGGCACTGAATATAAAATAGCCGATATCAAAATTTCGAAACCCCAATACGATAATATGATTGAGCTAATATTACATATAATATAAAACAATATATAATTTATGAAAAAACAGGTTTTAACAGATAGTGGAAGTTATTACACAGATTACCCCATAGTTGAAATAGATATACAAGATAAATCACCCCTAGATTGGTTAGATGAAAACCGAGCTATTATTATTAACGAATCGGTGACTGCAGCTGAAAAAATACTATATGATAACATTGATCAATTTGTTCCTATTATTAAATTAACTGGCAACAAATTACATAATTTTGTAGAAACAAAGCCGAATAAGTCCTCGTTTATATTACTAGGACTGGATAAAAATGATATAACTAATGTTATAGAAAAATCTATGCAATGGTGCATTGACACTGAAGAATATGAATTATGTCATAGAATTAAATTATTGCAAGAATTGATAGATAATCAATCTATGTAATATGATGAGTTTAACCTATGGGTTAATGTAAAAATTAATACTAAAAATTAGTATTAATAATTAAAACGCCAAAGTGCGTAAATTAATGAAAAAAAATCAATATATGAGAAAAATAAAACAATCATTATTGACGTTTTTGCTTGTGTTCGTAACTTCATTGAGTTACGGACAGGTGACAACTTCAACAATTTCAGGTACAGTTAAAGATAATAACG